GCCTCATTTTTTTTCCCTTGTTAGTCCCTAAGTTAGGTCATGGTTAATCCGCTAGAGGGCTCTACCTGACCTGTTGTAATGAAATATATATTATGTACAGCTATCGTGTCAACATATATTTATGTATAAAATAGAATTAATAAATATACAAAAGTATTTGCAGAAAAGTATTGACATCTTATGCGTATAGGCGTAATGTGTACCTATGTTAATTAGATGGAGGAAAAAACACCGATAGCAAAAATTGAAAAATCAAAACAGGGTGCGGGTATTGGCAAAAATTGAATTTCCACGGCCAGGATATATTGAGTCCCCCGACCCCCCTAGAGGGTTTGCCCGTCGTGCTCTTCTATATATATAGGGTTCCACTCAAATAATCCGTTAAATTCTCATCTAGTCCCGACATCTGTACAATCGTTATTCATCCTGCTGCCTTTTTTCCTCAGAAACGGATTAGTGTTCTTGCCCTAAAAAAATTTCTATAAAAATTTGCTTTTTTCTTCCTTTGCAATTACTGTGTGTATAATCTCTATAGGACTAAATCTAGATAGGACTGTTCTAGATTAGTACAGTCCTAGTTTTTATAAGTTATATATCTATAGGAATATAACTATAGGACTATAATAGTCCTGCGATTTAGAGGTCTTGGTGTTTTATCTCACTCACTAAGATCTTTTGAGGTGGTGGCTCGATAGCACAAACTCCGACTGATTTATCCTCAGTCATCCCTACAGGAGTTTTTCGCTACTGAATGACATCATTGGGTCATCGCCTCTTTCTATTCTTAGTGCTCCTTGTAAAGACTGGCCTTATAAAGCTAGAATCCTTAGCCTAGGCTTACTTCATAGGAACATTCAAAGATGGCGACTGAAAAGCAAAAGCGGTTTGCTAAACTGATTGCTAATGGCTGTGATGAGGATAACAATCCGGTAACAGCCACTGATGCTTATACGCTGTCGGGATACAAAGAGTTATTCCCCAGAAATGCCCAGCATGTTGAGGCTTGTCGTCTGATGTCGAGTGATACAGTGATGGAACTCATTGAGACAGAACGTGCAGGTATTGCCAAAATCGAGAAAAAAATACAGAAAAAACAGGAATTGCTAACTTTAAGTGATACACAGCGGGTTCTTGATAAGCTAAGAACCTGGATAGATGGTGATGTAGAAGCCTCTTCCGGCCAGTTACGCAGTGCAGAACTTCTAGCTCGTGTTAGTGGAATGATGCGTACCGACATCTCCATCGAAACCAAAGAACGCTCGGCTTCAGAGATTGAAAGTCTTCTGGAATCTAAATTAGCAGCCTTGGCAGAAACGGGAGTGCTAGAAGAAGATCAGGAAGGTGAAAGGCTTCCTGTGTATAGTGGATCAACAGAACCTGTACATTGAATATAAAAAAGCAATCAGTGGTGGATAAAAAAGCGATGGATATTGCCTTAGAGACCCTCAAGCGTCTTGATATCCATGAAAAGGAATGTGGGGAACGCTGGGCCGAGGCGATTGTAGAGATTAAACATCTAAGGGTCGCTACAGATGCTCATTCTGCCAGATGGGAGAAGTTAGCCTGGTTAGTCATTGGTTCAGTCGTGGCAACCGCGATGGTGCATTTTGTTGATCTTGTTATGTAGTTTATTCTCTTGATCTAATCTTTATTGAACATGAAAAGTTTCATATATGATGACAGAGGCTCTTACTTAGCTAATTATAACTATTGGCGAAATATCAATCGTAGTGAACGAAAGCAGTGGGGAGATCAGGACTACTCCGAGAAAGAGTCAAAAGCAGTCTTTCGGTCAATGTATAAAAGGCAATGGTTGCTTCGATTCATTAGCAAAGGAACGACCACACAGAAGGTCGAAGACAGATAAATGCGGGAAGGAATAGACCTTAAAGCTCTGAGCCAAGTAAAGAATCTCCCTGTGGAAGATCAACGGGAAGTGTTGAGTCTTCTGGAGGATTTGGAAGAGGCCGAGAAAAAGGAACTTGCCAGAGGTAGCTTTCTGGGGTTTGTGAATTATGTTTGGCCTATTTTTATAGAAGGCAGGCATCATAAGGTCATTGCTGAAGCTTTTGAGCGTGTCATTAAGGGTGATTTGAAGCGTCTTATCATCAACATGCCGCCAAGACACACCAAGTCAGAGTTTGCTTCCTACCTGTTACCGGCTTGGTTTTTAGGACAGAACCCCGAAAAGAAGGTAATTCAGACTTCCCATACCGCAGAACTGTCCGTGGGTTTCGGGCGTAAGGTCAGGAATCTGGTGGATTCTGATGATTTCAAGGAAATCTTTCCAGAACTGGCACTCAGAGCCGATTCCAAAGCGGCTGGACGCTGGAGTACTAATCAGGGCGGGGAATACTTCGCTATTGGTGTAGGCGGTGCAGTCACAGGTAAAGGTGCTGACTTACTGATTATTGATGATCCCCACTCCGAGCAGGATGGGCAGAGCATTGATGCGGCTGTGTTTGATAAAACCTATGAATGGTATACCTCTGGCCCACGGCAACGACTACAGCCAGGTGGAGCCATCATCATTGTTATGACCCGATGGCATAAGCGTGATTTGACTGGGAAGATTATTAAATCTGCTGCTCAAAGAGAGGGTGTGGATGACTGGGAGTTGATCGAGTTTCCTGCTCTGATGCCTTCGGGTAACTCACTCTGGCCTGAGTTCTGGAGTCAGAAAGAGTTACTGGCCCTTCAAAATGAACTGCCTTCCCCTAAATGGGAAGCTCAGTATCAGCAGAACCCTACCTCTGAGGAAGGTGCGCTGGTAAAGCGGGAATGGTGGAAACGCTGGGAGCGAGATGAGCCTCCGCCCTGTGAGTTTATGATTCAATCCTGGGATACGGCGTTTCTAAAAACCAGCAGGGCTGATTTCTCTGCCTGCACTACCTGGGGTGTTTTCTACCAGCCAGATGAGGATGGCACGACAAGAGCCAATATTATCCTGCTTGATGCCTACAAGAAGCGGATGGAGTTCCCAGAACTGAAGAAAACAGCAATGGAGTTCTACAATAATTGGCAACCCGATGCTTGCATCATTGAGGCCAAAGCGGCCGGAGCGCCGTTAGTGTTTGAACTACGAGCAATGGGTATCCCTGTTTCAGAGTACACCCCGTCAAGAGGAAATGATAAAGTAGCCCGTGTAAATGCAGTAGCAGATATGTTTGCATCGGGTGTTGTCTGGTGTCCAGAGACCAGATTTGCGGAAATGACAATCGAGGAGTTTGCCTCTTTTCCTGTAGGAGAGCATGATGATCTGGTCGATAGCAGCACACAGGCTTTGTTACGTTTTCGACAGGGTGGTTTTTTAAGACTTAGTACCGATGAAGAAGACGAGCCAATGATTAAAAGAAGAGCCGCTTATTACTAGGAGCAAATGATGCCAAGTTATTACGACAGCAAGGAAGACAAACCAGGCAAAGCCAAGGTTGAGTACAACAAAGGCGGCAAGGTTAAGAAGATGTCAAAGGGAGGAAGAACAGTGGCCCGTGGTAGTGGCGCAGCCCGACCTCAATATTTTGGTAAGAACGGATAAATGGCTATAGAACGCCCTATGGGGCTTGATCCCTTTGCGCAATGGCCTCAACAAGAAGAGTCTGTTGAGATAGATATTGTCAATCCAGAATCTGTTTCTGTAGAAACCCCAGATGGTGGGGTGCTGATTGATTTTGATCCTAATGGTGGCATGGGTGGTGGAGATGACCACAATGAAAACCTAGCGGATCTAATGGAGGAGAAGGATTTACGAGGGATTGCGTCTGATTTAGTCGGGGCTTTTGAGGCTGATAGAGACTCTCGTTCTGATTGGGAAAATACCTACATCAATGGATTAGACCTCTTGGGTCTAAAGAATGAAGATAGAACTGAGCCTTGGGATGGCGCTTGTGGAGTTTTTCATCCAGTTTTAACTGAGGCAGTTATTCGGTTTCAGGCTCAGGCTATTCAAGAGATATTTCCTGCTGCTGGCCCTGTTAAAACATCGGTTATGGGTCAGGTCACAGATGAAAAATCTCAGCAGGCAGCTAGGGTACGAGATTATCTGAATTATTTGCTTACTGAGAAAATGACCGAGTACAGGTCGGAAACAGAAAAAATGCTGTTTTCTCTGCCTTTAGCCGGTTCTGCTTTCAGAAAAGTTTATTACGACCCGAATATGGGTCGGCCTTGCTCAATGTTTGTGCCTGCTGAAGACTTTGTAGTCAGCTACGGAGCTTCTGATCTGGTCACTTGTGAGCGCGCTACCCATATTATGAAGCGTACCAGCAATGAGGTACGCAAATTACAGGTATCAGGATTCTATAGTGATATTGATTTGCCTGATCCTAGCCCGGATACAGGTGAAATAGAGCGTAAATATAACCAGCTAACAGGCGGTTCGGCCAATTATGAGTTCGATAACCGTCACACTATTCTCGAAGTACAGGCAGAGATGGATTTGGTTGGGTTTGAAGATACAGAAAATGGTGAGCCTACTGGAATAGCTTTGCCTTATGTCGTTAGTATCGACAAATCTTCCCGTCAGATACTCTCAATACGCAGAAACTGGTATGAAGACGACCCGATTAAGATGAAGCGGGAGCATTTTGTCCATTATCAGTATCTTCCAGGGATCGGATTCTACGGATTTGGCCTGATTCACATGATTGGTGGTCTGGCTAAGTCTGCCACCAGCATTTTACGGCAGTTGGTTGATGCAGGAACGCTGTCTAACCTGCCAGGTGGCCTGAAATCCCGTGGATTACGCATAAAAGGTGATGATACGCCGATTATGCCGGGTGAATTCAGGGATGTAGACGTTCCCGGCGGCGCTATTCGGGACAACATCACATTTCTGCCCTACAAAGAGCCATCTAATGTGCTTTATCAGCTTTTAGGCGATATTGTCACCGAGGGTAGGCGTTTTGCCTCCGCTGGTG